AAAAAATATGTGTTGAAAAAAGAAACGAATGGTTCTATACTGAAAACTTAAATGAATTAATAGAGGGAATCACACCATGATGGAATTAGCACTAATTCGTAGCTTAATGAACAAGGACTTCTATGAAGACCACAAGGGTATACGTTGCCCAGATAAGCTGTTCACTAAAGATGTACGGAAGATTAAGCAGACAGTAGATTACGCAATGGAGAACTTTGAGAAAGACTTAACTGTATCTGAGTTGCAAGGTTTGTTTATGACTAGCAACAGTACAATGACTACAGCTACTAAAGAATCATATGACCAATTATTCAGTAAACTAGAGCAGGAAAAACCTATGTGTCAGGACATATCTAAGCAAGTATTTTCTAAGTTGTTTCAACAGATGGTAGGCGAGGAAATAGCTAACTTAGGTTTTGACTACGTTAATGGTGACAAGAGTACACTAGAACCATTACGAGTATTACTAAACGACTACCACGATAATTTTTTACCTAACCTGAATGTTGAGTGGGAAGACATGAGCATAGACACATTACTTAAAGCTAACGCTATACAGAGCCAGTGGAAGTTTAACATACCTAGTTTGCAGAGAAAGGTGGAAGGTATTAGTGGAGGACATTTAGTTCTGATAGGAGCAAGACCTAACACAGGTAAGACTAGCTTTCACGCATCTTTAATAGCATCTAAGGGTGGGTTTGCAGAGCAAGGAGCTAAGTGTATTATCTTATGTAATGAAGAAGCATATGATAGGGTCGGAGCTAGATACCTTTCAGCCGCTACAAATATGAGTATGGATGAGGTGCGTCAAAATGTCTCACTAGCTTCAGCTAGGTATCAGCCAGTTAAAGACAATGTGTACGTTAAGGATACAACAGGAAAAGACATGGCTTGGGTTGAGGCAGTAGTTAAAGCTACTACACCTGACATAGTAGTGTTAGATATGGGAGATAAGTTTGCTAACAGAACAGGAGAACGATCTGACATATACTTAAAAGAATCAGCTATACACGCTAGAAACATAGCTAAACAATACAACTGTGCAATTCTGTGGATGTCACAATTATCAGCAGAAGCTGAAGGTAAAATTATGGTAGATCAATCTATGCTTGAAGGTAGTAAGACAGGCAAGGCATCTGAGTCAGACTTGATGCTACTCATCAGTAAAAACCCTACCATAGAAGGAGCAGAAAATGAAGATACAGAAAGGCACATAGTTGTAGCTAAGAATAAACTTAAAGGTGGATGGCACGGTAAGGTAACTGTTCAGATAGATGGAGAAAGAGCTAGGTTTACAGCATGAAACAACTAGATTTTTTCATATCTGAAAAGATTATGCCTAAACAAAAAACTTTAGACTTATCGAGTATAGCTATATACTTTGGAAACAAAGGGCAAAGGCGAATAGACTTAAATAGAACATCCGACTTTCTAAATTCTGTTCCAGAAGGAAAATATATACTACATCGAACTGGTGGCATACACCCATTACCCATGTATAAAGATAGGGAAGATTTTCCATATATCTTAAATACTTCTACTGGTAATGTAATTGTGCCTAACTGTAGTAGAGCCGTATACCCTTGTTATACCATTGATAATGGAGTTGAAGGAAAAAGAATATATGCTCATCGTATATTCGGCATGGCTTTTATTCATAATGATCTACCCATAGATAACTATAATGTAGATCATATAAATGAAGATAAACTAGACTACGCAATAAATAACTTACAATGGGTTTCTGTTTCAACTAATATGCAACAAGTTCGAAATAGGGCTAGTAAAAAAAATAAACAGTTTAAGTTCTACAGCAGTGAGAACTTTGTATAGGAGAAGCTAAATGAAGCTAATACTTGACGTAGAGAACACTACAACAAAGCGAGATGGCAAGAATCACCTTGACCCTTTTGAGCCATCTAACACTCTTACTCAAGTGGGTGTTCTTAACGCACAGGGTAGCAAACCTCATGTGTTTACTTATGATCACACTGAGAAGCAAGACACTGATGGTTCGCAAAGGAAACAACTACAGGCTGTACTAGATAAAACGACACTACTGATAGGTCACAACTTACAGCACGACTTACAGTGGTTGTGGGCATGTGGGTTTAAGTATGATGGCACAGTGTACGATACCATGTTAGCTGACTACCTTTTACAACGAGGACAAAAGAACTCTGTATCACTTGAGGCTTGTGCTGATAGGTATGAACTAGGCTACCAGAAGCAAGACACTTTAAAGAAATACTTTGCTGACGGATATAACACTAATGAGATACCATTGGCTGAGTTATCAGGTTACTTAGAGCAAGACCTATACGTAACTAAATGCTTGTACCATAGGTTAGAGAAAGAGTATGAAGCTCCAGAGGCACAGTCTCTACTTGGAGTTAGGGATATAAACAATGACGTTTGTAAGACCCTTACTAAGATGTACATGAGTGGCTTTAAGATAGACAAAGATGCCCTAGATGAGGTGCGACAGCAGTTTGAGAAGGAACTAGCAGAGATAGAACAGAGATTAAACACTACAGTAAAAACTATTATGGGTGACACTCCTATCAACCTTAACTCACCAGAACAAGTTAGCCAAGTAATATACTCTAGGAAGGTACGGAACAAAAAAGAATGGGCTGTATTGTTTGATTATGTAAACACTAAGGATGAGTTTATATCAGCATACAAGTCTAATAGTGACATGATGATGCGAACTAAGGCACACACATGTTTAAAGTGTAATGGCACAGGCAAGGTTCGTAAGACTAGAAAGGATGGGAAGCCTTTTGCCAAGCCTACTAAGTGTGACGCATGTGAAGCTAAAGGATACCTATACACTGAAACTAGCACTATGGCAGGGCTAGGCTTTGCACCTCCATCTAAGGATTGGGTAAGTGCCAATGGTTTTACTACCAGTAAAGGCAACTTAGAAACGCTTATGTCAGCAGCTAAGAGTAAGAACATGGACACAGCATACGACTTCCTGTCTGACTTAAAGCGTCAGAGTGCTATCTCTAGTTACTTATCTAGCTTTGTTGAAGGCATACACAATTTCACTAAGCCTGATGGGTTGCTCCATGTAGGTTTAACTCAGCACGTTACAGCTACAGGCAGGTTCTCAGGGCGAAACCCTAACATGCAAAATATGCCTAGAGGAGGTACTTTCCCTGTTAAGCGAGTATTTGTATCCAGATGGAACAGAGGTAAGATTATAGAGGCTGACTTTGCACAGCTAGAGTTTAGAGTTGCCGCTTTGTTATCTCAAGACCAGACAGCTATGAAAGAAGTTGAGACAGGCTTTGATGTTCATAGCTATACAGCTAAAGTTATATCTGATGCAGGTCAACCAACATCACGACAAGAAGCTAAAGCTCATACCTTTGCACCGTTATACGGAGCTACAGGGTATGGCAGGAGTAAAGCAGAGGCTGAGTACTACACTCACTTTACATCTAAGTATAAGGGTATAGCTAAGTGGCACAAGAAGCTAGGCAATGAAGCTATTAACTTAGGCAAAATAACTACACCTTCAGGGAGACAATATGCGTTTCCTGATGTAGAGAGGAGGACTAATGGAAACCCTTCTCATTTCACTATGATTAAGAACTACCCTGTACAAGGCTTTGCTACAGGAGACATAGTTCCTATCGTACTCCTAGAGATAGAGAAGCGTTTAGATATAGACGGATTAAATAGTCTATTAGTAAACACAGTTCACGATTCTGTGGTGATAGATGTCCATCCATCTGAGGAGAAAGCAGTCTTGGGGATAATCCAAGAAATAAATGACAAGTTGTCTGACATAATTGAATCGTATTACGATATAGATATTAACGTACCAATGTTACTAGAAGCTAAAATAGGTAATAATTGGCTTGACACTGTTGATATTTAGTGTATAATGCGAATCACTAACTTACTTAAAAAAGGAGTAAAAACTATATGGAAAATAATTTAAGTGTAATTGAAAGTAACCCTTCAGCATTAGCTGATATTATGGGAGTATCACAATCAAGTGGTACTTCAAGGTCAGCCTTGGCTGAAGTTAAACAAATACATCAGCCTATTATGGGTACTAAGAATGTAGACGGTGAGGACATGGAGGTTGCAGTTATTAAAGCTTCTTCTTACTCTGTGACCTTTCCTGACGGTAGTATGTACTACAGTCCTACAGTTACCATCAGACCTTTTATGCAAAGGTTTCAGTTCCAAAGATGGGATGGAAACTATAAAAGTGATGAAGGTAAGGAAGGACGCATGTTGAAAACTGTGTTGGCGAAATCGCTTAACCAAGACTTAAAGGATAACTATGGTGGATATAACTGTGGTAGACCTTCAGGCTACGTTGAGGATTTCAAGGCTCTCCCCCAAAAAACACAGGAACTCATGCGTCAGACCAAGCGAGTCAAAGTGATGTTTGGCTTGTGTACACTCGACAAACCAATGGACGAAAACGGTGAGCCTGTTGATGTAAAAGAGTTCCCTTTCTTTATGAATGTAAAGAACAGAGAAAGCTACAAAAACATGGATGCTATTTACAATACTATTCAAAAGAAGAATAGATTACCAATACATTATGAAATATTGTTATCTGGTGAAGTAAAGAGTATTCCTACAGGAGCTACCTATGGTGTTATCCAAGCTAAATTGGGTAAGTCTGTTGAAGTTACTCTTGACGATCAGGAGGTCTTGAATAACTTTGTTGAGTGGGTGGAAGCTACTAACTCTATGGTTCTTAACTACTGGGCAGAAAACAATAAGGAGGTTCTCTCCCAAGAAGACTCTGATATTGTAGGCTCAATAGTTGAAATTGACGAGGAGTAAGTAGCATGAACCATCCTGCAGAACTGGCGATACATTCTTTCTTAGAGCAAGCAGTTAAAGGTAAGGCTGAAGTGGATCAATCTATCCTTGATAAAATAGCTGATGACGTTAAGAAAGCAGTGGATCGGCAGTTCTCAGGAGGTTCGCCTAGAGATAAGTTTAGACTTCGTATGTCGAATATAGGAAGAAAGAGATGTCAACTTTGGTTTGATAAGAATGACCCAGATGGCAAAGAGCCTCTACCTTCTCACTTCCTAATAAACATGCTACTAGGTGATATAGTTGAAGCTGTCTTTAAGGGTGTGATGAGAGCAGCTAAAGTAGACTTTGAAGATAGTGGACAGGTTGTATTAAAAACTAAACACGCTAACATAAAGGGTGAGTACGACATGGTGTTAGATGGTAAAGTTGACGATATAAAGTCTGCTTCTTCTTGGTCTTACGACAATAAGTTTAAAGACTTCAGTACACTAAAAGCAGGAGATAGCTTTGGCTATGTAGCTCAACTAACAGGATACGCTAAAGCGTCAGACAATGACGTTGGTGGTTGGTGGGTAATAAACAAGAACACAGGAAACTTTAAGTACGTAGAAGCTGAGAACCTAAACGTAGATGAAGAGATAAACAAAATAGAAGACACTATAGAGTATCTTGAGAAAGACGAACCTTTTAAGAGATGCTATGAAGATGAAGACGAGACTTACTACGGCAAGCCTAGTGGCAATAGAAAGCTAGGAATAGAGTGTAGCTTCTGTGCCTATAAAGAGAAGTGTTGGGATAACATACAAGCCCTACCTTCTAAAGTCTCTAAGTCTAGGTTTCCACCAACAGTTTACTATACGCATGTAGCTAATGCGTAAGCATAATAAGTTTAGATACAGGAGTGGTCTGGAAAAAGAGATTGCCGCTTTCCTGAAGTCGTGCCAGAAAGAACTAAGGTATGAACTTCTGAAGATAGAGTGGGAAGATCTTAGGTACAGGCATTACACTCCTGATTTTATTTTAGACAACGGAATAATAATTGAGACAAAGGGTATGTTTGATTCAGAAGATAGACGAAAGCATCTCTGCATTAAGAAGCAGTACCCTAAGTTAGATATACGTTTTGTCTTTAGTAATGCTAACGCTAAACTATATAAGAAAGCTAAAAGTAGATACTCAGATTGGTGCGAAAAGAATGATTTTTTGTATGCACATAGAATTATTCCACAAAAATGGTTGACTGAAAGAAAAAAGCGAGTACAACTGGGGGTTCTTCCCTTCAAAAAGAAAAGGGCAATATAATGGAGATAGATAAAAACGAATACGTTATACTCTTTACTCCTACAGAAGATGAAGAAGACGGAGAATTTTCAGGACATGTAGGCATAAGAGTACTATACAACTCTGACAACGATTGGGATGAGCGAACAAGATACCTGATGCTAGAGATGCTAACATTAGTTACAGCTACTGTACCATTACTAGAGACAGAAGATGAGTTCTTAATGAAGGTTAGAGACAAAAGGACGCAGTTACTTGAAGATGGGTCGTTAGCACCTATATATGATGACACAGGTGCAGAGGTAAAAGACACACCGTTAATAACAGGAATAAAAGATAACGTAATACATGTAGATTGGAAGAAGAAAAATGG